TTTATAATTTTAACTTATTTAGATAACGAAGCACTTTCAAAGAACATTGTAGAGTCTATTGAATCACGCAAGGGTAACAAAAACTGGTGGAAGGTATATGGTTTGGGACTGCTTGGAGAAGCAGAAGGTAGGATATTTACAGGTTGGAAGCTAATTGATTCCGTACCACACGAGGCAAGACTAGAACGCTACGGATTAGACTTTGGTTATACTAACGATCCAACCGCGATAGTTGCTATTCATTACTATAATGGCGGTTACATACTAGATGAAATAGCTTATGTTAAACAACTAAGTAACAAACAAATATCCGACACACTTAATAATAATCCTAAAGCACTTGTTATAGCCGATAGTGCCGAACCTAAGAGTATAGATGAGATTAGAAGTTATGGTATAAACATTTTACCATCACAAAAAGGTCAAGGGAGTGTACTTCAAGGGATTCAATATGTACAAAACCAAAGAATAAGTGTAACCAAACGTAGCCTTAACCTCTTAAAAGAATACCGTAACTATTTATGGATGACCGATAAAGAAGGGATAATAATAAACGAACCATCTCCTATATTTAACCATTGTATGGATGCAATACGCTATGGAATGGAGAGCTTGAAACCAAATGAAGAAGTGTTTGACTTACCGGATGATACGAAAATGTTTAACAAAGGATTCTATTAAATGAAATACGAACTAACTATTAGAAACTCTAACCGACAACCGCACATTGATATTGAAAAGGATATACAAGCACGCAAGAATGGTTTGTTTACTTTTACTTTAAGAGTCAATAATGGTAATATAGTAGATTACAACGTAACCGAATATGTTAATGCCCAACAAAAATATCTCGGACTTAAAGGAATATATATCCAAGAACTATCCACTACACGTTATTATAGAAAATGAAGTGAACCAAACTCCTTTTGGACAAATAACCTTTACTCTTTCTCTAGTTAATGGAAAAGCGGTTATTAAAACATTAAACATTGTCAAGAATAGGCGTAAAAGATATAAACCTGTTGACAAAACTATTGACAAATCCGTTAATAAAGCTATATAATTGGCAATAAGTAATATAGATTGCTAATGGTGCTATAATGCACGTATAAGCAAGCTCGAAGAGGGCTTGCCTTTTTTTATGAGTAAAATAAGAAACGAAATACTAGACCGAAAAGACTCCGCTGATAAATACCTAAAACAAAAGAGGGTTCTTTGGGATAATGCTGAAAAGCTATTCCATAACCAACTAAACGATACTCTTTCAAGTAGAGGTAAGTCGCAAGTCTTTGATCCTAAACTTTCAACTCTAACTCTTGAGAGAGGATATAGAGTAATGGCACAACTTCCTACTGGTAAAGTAAAAGGTATCTCCAAGAATGATGTAGGCGGATCACAACTAATGAATTTGATTTTAGATAAGTATATTGTTCCTAATGCTAACGCACAATTTGATTTCTTAACTAAACTTAGGATGGTTGATATTTACTCTAATATATATGGTAACTTCTTTACACTAACTGACTACATTCAAAAGGAAAATGGCTATATTGGTCCTGATATATGGTTATTAAATATAAGAGATGTATTCCCGCAAGTTGGAGCGGTTTCAATAGATGATAGTGATTATGTAATTATTAGGACTTGGAAGCCTCTTAGTTACTTTGAAGGAATTGGGAAAGATAAAGAGTTTAAGAATATAAGCCGAATAATAACTAAATTAAAAGCTAAGTCGGGTTCAAAACAAATTAAAGAGTCAAAAGATAGGTCAAAGAGAGAAGAAGCTGAGTATCCACGTTCTGATACGGCTAAGAATAAAGGATACTATGAAGTCTTGACACAATTCGAAAAAGATAGATGGGTAGATTATTGTGTAGATGCGGATTTAGAGTTTAGAGATATAAAGAATCCTCACGAGAATGGTGAACTTCCTATAGATTGCAAGTATTCGATTCCATTACTAGATGACTTTATGGGTATGGGGGACTTCGAGAGAGGCGGATCAATGCAAATGGTAATCAATTCTATTTGGAATTTATACTTAGATGCTACAAAGATGTCAATCTTCCCACCTGTAATAGTAAATAAGGATAATGTAGCTTCCCCTTCATCATTTAAGATGGGAGCAGCTGAAAAATGGTTAGCAAGGAACGATATACAAAATGTAGCCAAGACTTTACAGCTTACTCCTCAAGGTATAAACCAATTTAATAACACTTATCAAGTAGCCAATGCCGCAATTCTTAACTTATTCGGAACTTCGGATACATCAACCACTCAACAAACCGATCCGGGCTATGGAAAAACACCTAGAGCCTTGTCAATGCAAAAAGAGAGAGAGAATACACGGGATAATGCTGATAGGTTCTATATGGAACAATACCTAAAGAGAATTATGAAGAAGTTTGTAAACTTAGTAGGTAAGAAACAATCCAAAGCTATTACAATGAGGTTGTTTGAAGAGGATATTGAGGAAATGAAGAGAAGTTATCCTGAGATTGAGCAACTATATGATGAGAAATCCGGCAAATTAACTATAAGTAAATCAAGGATTGGTTCAACGGTTTACGATTATGAGATAATATCCGGCTCAACTTATGCTATAGACCAAAAATCACAACAAGAGAACTTAACAATGTTGATGCAACTATTCCTTCAATCACAAAGTCCTAACGGAAATATGCTGGAAATGAAACTTAAAGAAGAAGGGTTTAACCTAAAGTTTGGAGAGATATTTAAAAGAGTTATTTCAAACTCTGGTATTCAAGACTGGGACAAAATTCTAGAAGAAATGACCGAAGAAGAGAAAGCACAAAATGTTTTGCAACAAGATGCTCAAAAGTTTCAAATGATACTTCAACAAATGCAAGGCAATATGAACCAAATACCGCCTGAACAAGCAGGACAGCCAGTAGGTCAACCAACAGGTCAACCAATGGGTCAAATATGAAACAAGCAATAAAACCAGATTTCTTTACAGCTAATATGCCTTCTATTAAGAAGGATAAAGAAGCAGAGAAGAAAGGAGCAACAGTTGAAGAAAGACACTATTACTCCTTATCAAGAACAGCAGGTTGGAGGCAATTAAAAGAGTTTATAGGAAATATGGTAAATGATTTAGATAAACTTGGTAGTAAAGCTCTTGCACAAGGATTAAGTTTTGAAGAAATAGGAAGAAACGCAGTAGTTATAACGCAAACTAAAGATATGATTAAAAGAATTATTAACAAGGTTGATGACGCAGTTGAAGCGTGCGAAAAGCCAAATGAAAAATGATGAAACTAAAGAATTATCAGAGGTACTTGATTTCAATAAACCAAGTTTTGTCTTTAAGCCTAAAGAACATCATGACTGGAAGCAAAAAGGTCCTTACCTTGTCTGTAAGAGCTGTGAAATCGAGCACGCAGTTTGGATTGGAATGGATAAAATTATGGTTGGAATCAATAAAGAAGGTAAGCCAATCCTTAAAAAGAGGTCTGAAGTGAGGAGATAATGTCTCTTTACTTGAGCCCTTAAAAGCTCAGAAGTGTAAGCTCGTGCCGACACTATAAATAACGTGCATGGTTCACAGGAAGGAGGTGAATAATATGGAAGAAAATAAAAAGGCGTTAAACGAACAGAGTGAGGAAAAAAACACTCCTGATACTACGCCGGTAGCAGAAGAGAAAGTATCTGAGGAAGCTAAACCTATAACAGAGCCTATAAAGGAAGAAATTAAAAAAGAAGTTAAGGAAGAAGCTAAGACAGATGAAGAACCCCGAAAGGGTTATTCCAAAAGGGTCAGAGAGCTTAATGCTAAAGCGAAAGCAGAAGCAGCAGCTCGAGAAAAGGCAGAAGCTAAGGCACAATCATTAGCGGAAAAAGTAGCGGAACTTACAGGTTCAGTAGAACCGCAGGCTGGTATTCAGCCAATACAACCGTTACAGCAAGAACCGATTGTTGCACCTGGGGAAGAAATTGATGCCCTCGAACTTGACAAAAGGTTAAGAGAAAGAGAGCAACAACAAATCCGAAGAACCGATGCGTTAATAACGCTTAGGGGAAAACAACAGGACGCAATCAATCGAATTACTCGCGAATCTAATGAAGCCGTTAGGGACTACCCGGAACTTGATCCTGAGAGCGATTCTTTTAATAAGAATCTATCTGAAACTGTTACCGAGGCGGTAGAAGCCCATATAAAGGCTAATCCGTACCAAGCATCAGTTAAGAAGTTTGTCGGAAAACTGATGAAACCTTATCGAGAGGCGGTAGCAAAAGAAGCTGGTGAGGTTACGGAGAAGTTAGCAAAGCAATCTTCGCAATCCGCTCTAAAGCCATCTTCTATCCGCAAAGATGAGAAACCCGTAGAGGATATGACTAAGGAAGAGCTAGAAGAGAAATTAGGGATAGTTCAAACTTAAAAAACCTCTACAACTAAGCTTTGCTTAGAAGGAGGTGAATAACATATGGCAGTAGTTGGAGGCGGAATAAGTGGTTCAGCAAATGCTAACATCACAACAGGTGCACATATCTCAGCAGAGGTAAGCACTTATTATGAGAAAGTCTTTTTAGACAGAGCAGAGTATGAACTTATCTTAGAAGAAGGTGCTCAGAGCAGAACTCACCCGGACAATGAAGGTAGAACAGTTAACTTTACTCGTTATGAGCCGTTAACTATTATTACTGATCCTCTAGGTGAGGCTTCAAATCCTGTAACTTGTGCAATTACAGCTTGTACCATATCAATGACTTTGTCAGAGTATGGTCTTACTGTAAACACTTCTAGAATGTTGACGTTGGTTTCTATCGACAGCAACATGAAGGAAAAGACCGAGCTAGTAGGGCAAAACATGGGTGAAACTTTGAATCAACTCGTAAGAGATGAATTAAAGAATGGTACTTCCTATTATGGGAATGACCATGCAGTAACCTCTATTGCAGCAGGCGACACATTAGACGCTTGTGATATTAGAATGGTTGTTAGGGATTTAGAGCTTAATAAAGCTATGAAGTATAAAGACGGATTTTACATTGGTAAAACCGATCCTTACTCAAAGATAAACTTAATGGCAGATACAGCTTGGCTTAATGCTAAGACGTATTCAGACGTTAAAGATTTATATAAGGGTGAGATGGGTGAACTATTAGGAGTCAGATGGCTTCTAAATAAGAATGTTGCATCTGGAACAGAAGCAACGTCCGTAGCGGCATCAGCAGTTGTAAGGTTCTATACTTACATTCATGGTGCAAATGCTTTTGGTTGTTACGATCTTGCAAAAGATAAACCAAAACTTTATATATTACCTAACGTAGTAGATTCAAACTCACCAGCAGGAAGGATTTCTATCATTTCTTGGGCTGGAAGTTATGCAACGAAAGTGCTAAATAGTGATTGGCTCATGACTTGCAGATTTACTGCAACATAAAATAATTGTTTCGGATTCCTTATTCTCTTTGGGGAATCCGATCAAAGAGGAAACAATTATGGATGAAGGAAGGAAACAAGACATAATCGAATTAGACAGGGCACGTAAAACCGCACCTGATAAGGAAACATTGTATAATATAAACAAAGCGGAAAAGACTATTAAGAACGAACAATATGATGGTTACCTTAGAGGTGCAAGAGAGGCTCTAGTAAAAGCCGCAAAAACTGGAAAAGGAAATGTAAGAGATGTACAAGAGAGGATATTAAAAAAATCTAATTCGGGTATAGGTAAAACAAGTTTTATGATTTCTTTTCCGAAAGGAATTAAATGAGTACAACATTTAGAACAAAAGTAGAACAAGGAAAACCAGAAAGACTTGGAGAAGGTAAAACCCCAAGTGTACAATCCGTTGTACAAGTAGAAGTTCCTTATACGGATTATGCAAAAGAACACAATCATCCTTATACGGTTGACCATTTTGAATTAGGTAAATACTGGGCTGAAAATGAAGGAACTTTTGAAAAAGAGGTTTCTTTAATAGAAGATTACATTCAAAAAAAGATAAATTCGGGTGAGATAGCCAATGATGTTAAAACTGTTAAAAAGGAACTTAAAAAGATGGAAAAGCTAATAAACATAAAAGATGAGTCAAGAGCCGTTATTAAAATAGGTACTTTGGCGGCATATATTAAATTCTTAAATGAAGGAAGTAATATAAAGAAAGACTTTGCAAAATATGGCAATAACTAGAAATAAAAACCAAACTAAAAGAAAACCTCAAGATGTACTTATAGCAAGTTATGATGAGGATTTTGATGTATTAGCATTCGAACGATTAGGCTATGATGGAGCAGCTCTACAAAGGGTAAGTTCCGACAATGTAGCCTTAAAAGTAACCGTTAGTGGTGATATAACTTATGTAGGAATAGCCGCTCCAGGTACAGCACAAAGTACAGCTAAATGGCAATGTAAAAAAATAGATGAAACAAGTGGTGTAGTAGTAACGTGGGCTGACGGAAATGCAGATTTTGATAATGTCGCTACTGATTTAACAGCTTTGAGTTATTCATAATATGGCAATTAAATATGATCCAATACTAGGGAAAATTAGAGAAGAAGATGCAGCAGGCGGAGGAGGAGAAACCAATACCGCTTCAAATGTTGGTACAGCAGGAGTTGGAGTTTATAAACAAAAAACTGGTGTAGATTTAGAGTTCAAAAAGATAAATGCTGGTTCTTCTAAGGTT